CTAGTAAAAGAAATGCCAAAGGCAAAGAAAGAATACACACGAGATGAACTATGTGTTGGGTTTGATAGGTTTAATAAACTAAGCCAAAAGTTACACAAATTACATAACTTAGGCAAAAAATTTGAACCATTGCATTGGAAAGATGAGCAAGAAGCAATCATTATGAAGAGAGACTTTGACTTAATTCAACAAGCAGTTGGCTACTTTACAGGTAGTGAATTAGAGATTGAAGAAGTTATTGGAACATACAAGCTACATGTTTATAGTGCAGGTTATTGGATAAATATAGGAAGCTAATACAAATCATGTAACTCTATAGTCTGAACTCCATTCAGATTATAGGGTTTATATTCATTATTCTTTTTACATTCTAACAGCAAGGCTAACGCTTGCTCATTTTTAGATCTAGCGTACTCTAAAGCTTCTTGAGATAAGCTATACACAGCATGTGCAAAAGGATGCACCTTTTCTTGTGCTAGGAAGTTAAAGGTTCCTGCTGGCAGTCCTACAGCATTACAAGCGTCTACATAAAGAGCTGCTTGCATGTGATAGTTGAAGTTATTAATAGCCTGTTTAAAGCCACGAGGCGAAGCGTCACGAGCTGTCTTGAGATCCCAAACATCTTTATTGTTATACCAATCCAACCTACATTTAAAAGGATGGCCATGGTGCATAAACATAATGAC